TGTCAAAGCAATTAAAGAGGCTGGTAAAGCTCTGCGTTTAAACTGTCCTTTGGATGGTGAGTATAAAGTAGGTAATAACTGGAAAGAAACACACTAAGGAGAATCTATGGATTATAAACAGTCGATTAAGTTAAATGCAAAGGTTATGTGGGCATTTCATAACAAGCCAAACAACCTATCAGAGAAGTACCAGATTGATCTCTGTGAACTCTCTGATGCTGCTGTAGAGGCGTTGCAGAATTACTTAGGAGTAGAAGCTAGAAACAAAGGTGACGAGAAAGGAAACTTTATCACCTGTAGGAGTGTTATGCCTTTGAAGATTGTTGATCTCGAAGGTAAGTCATTACAAGATGTTGCAATTGGTAATGGTTCTAGCGGAGTAGCTATCGTATCATCTTATGATTGGAAGAGTAAGATGGGCAAGGGTACATCACCAACACTACAGAAGATGGTAATTAATGATCTTCAGGTATATGAGGGTGGTGTAGCTGATGATGGTGATGGAGATGTGTTGTAAATGATTGCTTTAGTCGATGGCGATATTCTTACTTACAGAGTTGGATTTGGTTGTGAGGATTCTAGTGAGCGTATCGCTATTGCTAAACTAGCGGAGTATTTAGAAGACCTCGTGTTTATTCACGCAAACTGTGAAAAGGCACGAGGTTATCTAACTGGTAGAAGTAATTATAGAGATGATATAGCAAAGACACAGACGTACAAGGGACACAGATTAGGAGTAGCAAAGCCAAAGCATTTTGATCTAATGCGTGAATACATGGAAAAGGCATGGGGCTTTGAAATGCAAGAGGGTCAGGAAGCTGATGATGCCATAGGCATAGAAGCATACAAACTAGACCCCAGAGATTACGTTATCTGTTCTATTGATAAAGACCTGAACAACCTTAGAGGATGGCACTACAACTTCCATAAGAATGAAATGTATTACGTTAAGGAAGAAGAAGCTATTAAGAATTTTTATAAGCAGTTGTTGACGGGAGATAGGACAGATAACATCCCAGGTATCAAAGGTATTGGCGATAAGAAGGCGGATAAGATACTTGATGGATTAGAAGAGGAAGAAGACTTATACAGAGTAGTGTTGGAAGTATACAAATATAATCGTGACTATTTATTAGAACAAGGAAGACTGTTATGGATACGAAGGAAAAAGGAAGAACTCTGGATGCTACCAGAGTAACTTTGGTATATTGGACAGATGCAGTAGCAGATGTTGGGTGGGAAGAAGGTGTCAAGTCAGAGTTACATGATTGTACTAGTATAGGATTCGTAGTTGATGAAACAAAAGATGCTTTGACTCTGGCTAATACTGTATCACAAGACCAGAGCAACTGTAGGATACATATACCTAAGAAGTGGATACAAAAACGAAAGGATATAGAACTTGAAGACAAGCAGCAAGAAAGGAAAAGGAAGAAGCCTACAACAATGGGTAAGAGACTTAATAATACACAAGTTCAACCTGACTAGTGATGATGTACGATCTACTATCATGGGTTGTAGCGGTGAAGATATCCTACTTTCACCAGCAGCAAGGCAGAAACTAAATGTTTCTATTGAATGTAAAAGCAGGGCTAGGGTTGCTGTATACGGCTTCTATGAGCAAGCTAAGACTAACTGCCCTGGTGATGCAGAACCAGTTGTTGTGGTTAAACAGAACCGATCTATACCTCTGTGTGTGGTTCGGGCTGAACATTATTTTGAACTATTGAGAAAGGCTAACTCTTGAAACATTTGATCATACCTGATACACAAGTAAAGAGAGGCGTAGACCTTAGTTACTTAGAGTGGATTGGAAAATATATCGTTGACAAGAAACCTGATGTTATCGTACAGATTGGTGATTTTGCTGACATGCCGTCACTATCATCCTACGATGTGGGTAAGAAGTCGTTTGAAGGAAGAAGATACAAAGATGATATTGAAGCAGCCAGAGAGGCTATGGATATATTATTAGAACCTATGAGGGAATATAATGCAAGATGCAGAAAAGACAAGAAAAAACAATATCGACCTAGAATGGTTCTCACGCTCGGCAACCACGAGCAAAGAATTGAACGAGCAGTCGAAGGAGATTCTAAACTCGACGGCACTCTTGGTACAGATGATCTCGGATACTCAGAAGCTGGTTGGGAGGTGTTTGATTTCCTTGATACTGTTAGTATTGATGGGGTTGTATATTCTCACTACCTTGTAAGTGGTGTCATGGGTAGACCTATTGGTACTGCTTCTGCTATGGTCAACAAGACTCACCAGAGTTGCGTAGTAGGTCACCAGCAAGGCAGACAGGTAGCCTATGGTAAAAGAGCAGATGGTTCTATCATAACTTGTATCATAGCTGGTTCTTGTTATCTACACAATGAAGACTACATGGGAGTGCAAGGTAACACTCATTGGCGTGGTATCGTAGTATTACATGATGTACAGGATGGACAGTTCGATGAGATGTTTGTAAGTTTAAAATATTTAAGGAAAAAATATGTCTAAAAACTTAAGAGTATGTTTTTCAGGTGGTAAAACTTCCGCATACATGACATACAAAATTTTAAATAATTTAGATTCTTTACCATATCAAAATGTGGTAGTTGTATTTGCAAACACAGGGCAAGAGCACGACAAAACATTAGATTTTGTTCATAACTGTGATAAACATTTAGGATTTAATACAGTATGGATTGAGGCTTCAGTAGTCTACGAAAAAGGCAAGGGTACACAATCAAAGGTAGTTGATTATAATACAGCTTCTAGGGATGGTAGACCGTTTGAAGATGTTATCAAAAAGTATGGCATACCTTCTATGTCTTTTCCGCACTGCACTAGGGAATTAAAATTAAACCCTTTGCATCATTACACAAAAAATGTTTTAGGTTGGAAGGATTACGATAACGCCATAGGTATACGCACAGACGAAACTAGGAGAGTCTCTAAGTCTGCTGCAAAGAATGGTATTGTATACCCTTTAGTTGATTGGTTTCCCTCTGATAAGGAGGATGTAAATATTTTCTGGGAAGATATGCCATTTAATTTAGGGATACTTGAACATCAAGGCAATTGTAAGTGGTGTTGGAAGAAGAGTCTGAAAAAGCATTTTTTAAACTTAGAAGAAAACCCAAACTGGTATGACTTTCCTGAAAAGATGGAAGAAAAGTATTCAAAAGTGAGAGCAGATAAAGAAGGCAAACCGCACTATTTCTTTAGAGGTTATAAGTCCACAAAGATGCTTAAAGAGGAATTTCAAAACACTAGGGAAATTATTAAACAGGTTCCGATAAACTTTGATCAGGATGTTGGCACTTGTTCAGAAAGTTGTGAAATATTTGAAATGGAGTAAAAATGGATAATTTTATAACTAAGAATAACAGCGATTTGTATGAGGAAGATATGAAGCTAGAAGACAAAGTAAACCATCCGGCACACTACAACAAAGGAACAATAGAAACCTATGATTACATAGTTGATACACTAGGCGAGTATGAATCTATCAGTTATTGTCAGGGTAACATAATCAAATACATTAGCAGAATGTGGCACAAGGGTAAACCATTAGAAGATGCTGAGAAGGCTGAATGGTATTTGAAAGCTATGATTAAATTATTAAAAGAAACGAAAGGTAGTAATTGGGGGTAATATGGCATTGACAATACATGACATTTGTGATAGACTTAAAAACCTTGACGAGATTTCCTTGTTAGAGGTTTTGGATATATCATCAGAAGATATCGTTGATAGATTCAATGATAAGATAGAAGAGAAAGCAGACGAACTAGAAGAGGAGTTAAGAGATTGAAGACATACAGCCAATTTATAGCAAAGAGCCGTTACGCAAGATACCTAGAAGAAGAGCAGAGAAGAGAGGATTGGAGTGAGTCTGTTCAGAGATATATGGACTTTATGGTAAATCATTTAGAAAGAGAAATGGGTCATGTAGTAGATACACCAACAAAACTAAGAGTACAGGAAGCAATAGAGAACCTAGATGTTATGCCATCTATGAGGGCTATTATGACTGCTGGTAAGGCACTAGATAGAGATAATACTGCTGGATATAATTGTTCTTACCTTCCTATTGACGATGTAAAAGCCTTTGACGAAGCTATGTATATCTTGCTGTGCGGTACAGGTGTAGGGTTCTCTGTAGAGCATAAATACGTTGAGAAGCTACCAGAAGTCCCTGAGAAGCTTTTTGAGTCTGAGACTACCATAGTAGTAGCTGATAGCAAAGAAGGCTGGGCTAAGGCTCTGAGACAGCTTATAGCCCTATTGTATAGTGGGGAAGTACCTAAGTATGACTTATCCAAAGTAAGACCAGCAGGAGCTAGGTTGAAAACCTTTGGTGGTAGAGCATCAGGAGCAGAACCATTGAAGCAGTTGTTTGAGTTCTGTATCTTCAAGTTTAAACAGGCTGCTGGTAGAAAATTATCATCTATTGATTGCCATGATATTCTGTGTAAGATTGGTGAAGTAGTGGTAGTAGGTGGTGTTAGAAGGTCAGCTATGATATCTCTGTCAGACTTAGAAGATGACAAGATGAGAGCCTGTAAGTCTGGTGCCTGGTGGGAATACAATCCACAGAGAGCATTGGCTAACAACTCTGCTATGTACGATGAGAAGCCTGATATGAGTCAGTTTATGAAGGAATGGTCTAGTTTATATGAGAGTAAGTCAGGAGAACGTGGTATCTTCAGTAGGGCAGCATCAAAGAGACAAGCTGCTAAGAATGAAAGAAGAGATACTAGTTATGACTTTGGTACAAACCCTTGTAGTGAGATCATCCTTAGACCATACCAGTTCTGTAACTTGACTGAGGTGGTAGTAAGAGCAGGTGATTCAGTAGAGTTTTTAAAAGAAAAGGTAGAGATAGCTACAATACTAGGTACATGGCAAGCTACACTAACTAAGTTTCCATACTTGCGTAAGATATGGCAGAAGAACACAGAAGAAGAGAGACTGCTAGGAGTATCTTTGACAGGTATCCTGGATAATAAGTACATGGGAGAGGTAAACGATGGAACAAGAAGAATCCTTGAGGAACTCAAACAGGTGGCTGTTAAAACAAACGCTGACTTATCTACTTTGCTCTCAATTCCTCAGTCGACTGCCATCACTTGTATTAAGCCTAGTGGGACTGTGTCTCAGCTTGTTGATTCTGCCAGTGGTATTCATCCTAGACATTCTAGTTATTATATTCGTAGGGTGCGTGGAGATAAAAAAGACCCTCTTTCCAACTTCTTAAAAGAAAAAGGAGTACATACAGAAGACTGTGTGATGAAGCCTGATTCTACTGTGGTATTCTCATTCCCAATACAAGCTCCTGAAGGTGCTATGGTCAGAGATAATTTAACAGCTATAGATCATCTTGAGTTATGGATGATGTATCAGAAGCATTGGTGTGAGCATAAGCCATCTGTGACTATCAGTGTTAAGGAAGAGGAGTGGATGGAAGTAGGAGCATGGGTATGGAAGAACTTTGATGACATATCTGGTATATCCTTCCTACCTTATGATGGTGGTTCATACAGACAAGCACCTTATGAAGAGTGTACCAAAGAAGAGTATGTTAAGTTAGAAGGTGATACTCCTGATACGATAAGCTGGAGAGACTTGACTGAGGTGGATGATAACGTCAAAGGAGTACAGGAACTAGCTTGTACTGCTGGAAGCTGCGAGGTTCAATAATGGGATACGAATTTACACCAATAACAGGATTGATGGTAGGGTTTGAATATCAAAGTGATGTTGAAGGGTATAGATACTTTATAATAGATTTCTTTTTTATAAGGATTACCTTTCATATTGATACTCTATGAGAAACATTATCATATTTATACTAGGCTGTATCACGAGCTACTTTCTACTGTATCAAGGCACAAATCAAGTGTTTGATCTGTGGAAGGTAGCTTATGATATTGGTAGGGAAGATGCTACCGCAGTAGCCAAAGCACAGTATGAATGGACTGATGAAAGACTCAGACAGGAGTGTGTGCTTCTACACTTTGAGGCAGATCAAGCCAGAAGAGATAAGCTAGGTATGAAAGGTTTAGGAGAATAACTTAGTAAGACCACACAGTAGGTCTAGGTCTATCCTTTGAGTTTTCTAAAGTATCTAAGTGTATAAACCTACCTGAACCTTTCTGTTGTATACCAATTCCAGTAAAACCTTTAGTCAATGCTAATGATAGTAAATGAAAAGCATCTTCTCTTGATACTGCTATATCCGCAGCTTGTCCTGTAGTATGTGCTCCAGGGGTTTGTTTCTTTCGTTCAATAGGATGACTAACGTGCCTAAATCCAGAAGTTATCTTCATAGGCTTACCAAAAGCTAATCTTAGCTCATTGAGTTTTTCTATAAACTCTGGGTTCATGTCACATTGTCCAGTATGACTACATTTAAACTCGTGCATAGAAAAGTAAGTACTAGTATTCCAATCCATCATTTCTTCATCAACCCCCTAATTTCTTCCGTTTTATCTTTACTACCTACTGAACTACCAAAATAGTATGAGCATACTAAACCAACTAGTGTTGTTAAATTACCAAGTAGAAATATTAATATATCTTTGTTAGCAGGTGTGACTTCTAAGAATAATATCACTGCGAATAAACTAAAAGTCAAGCCAGTTATACCTAGAGCAAGTACACTAGTAATTATCTTATTTAACCATGGACTATGTTCACTAGTAGATATAGCCATTTCACGTTTTCTAGCACTATCTTTATCAGAAAACTCAGCTTCCATTCTAGCTAGTTCCCCTTTTTCTTCAAGTTCAGCTAGTTCTTTTAGTGCTTTTTGTTTTTCAAAAGGGTCTGGTATTACCCTGTCAATAACCTTTTCTGCCACAGGAAGCAGACCAGTAAGTAGTTGTAGCATTATGACTCCTTATGTTTGATGAAACTTCTTTCGTAATTTACAGCCTTGTTTAGACTCTGGTTCAAACCAGTTGAATCCTCTTTTTTCATTAGCACACCAGTATACACATAGTCCTCTTTCCATCCATTCTAGCTTGCAATAGAACTGTGTACGATCTGGTACTACAGTTATCATTGTAGTAGATAATAGTAGTTCTATCATTGTATTCCCTTCACAGAGTCAATTAGAAATTGTACCAGCCACCATAGAACCATACCCATGATGGCTATGGCAGATAACATACTGGAATTGTAAATGAGTTCTTTACGTTTGCGGATTTGTTGGTATACCTGAACTTCACGTTTGCGTTGTATTGATCGTCTGATTTGTATTAGCTGTTTGTACCCATCTGCACCGAGATGGTGCAATTCGCCCCAATAGAACATATGTTTTAGTTCCTTTTCCATCTCTTTAATTCTCTGCCTTGCAGCAAGTTCATCAAATGCTTCTGCTGTGGCTGACTTTCTGTAAGTAATCTTCTTGAATATAGATGGCTTTTTTTCTTCCTGTGTTAGACAGAACTTTACATCTTCTACCGCAGAAGCCCACTTCCCTAGCTGTGAAAACACCTCTTGAGCTTCTTTACCATAGTTTACTGCTGTCTTGATACCCTGAAATACTGCATTTGCTGTAGCCAAAGCTGTGATTGGGTCGATCATTATTCTGACATCATTCCTTGACCTAATTCTGCACCAGTAACAGCTCTGACACCAGTAGGTATTCTTTCTAATACTTCTCCTGCTTTTTTAGAAACACCAGGTCTCGATCTTATAAGCAAATCTAAAATATTTTGACCTGTTTCTGTATATAAAAGCCTAGCAGATAATAAACCTCCAAATCCCATTAAAGCAGAAGGAACACCAGCAACACCTGTGCCTATGGCAGCAGCTCCACCGCCTAGCCCTAAAGCAGCTCCTGCCCCTCTTGTTGTCCTAGCTACCACTTCCCTTCCCTTATAAAACTCAGCATCAGTTCCTAACACTTCCTCTGCTTGTTTAGCTTCTTTTGCACCTGGTCTAGTATCAAAAGCATATCCTCTTTTATTTCTTGATAAATCTGTTTTTCTTAAAGCAGAGTTATACAGCTCTGGTGAAAAAATACCAAGAGGGTCTCTTGTATTAGCAGTTGCTTCAATCATAGCTATTACTTTTGAAAATCCTTCATCAGTAGCTTTTAAAGTATCAACCATATTTTTAGTTACTCTTTTTCCATTTTCAACTACTGTATATTTTACATTTTCATTTTGTTTATAAAAAGCTTTTTTAAAAACATCTCCAATAGCAACATAAGCATTTCCTAGTTGATTATTTTCCTTTTTAAAAGCAGAGGTAGCTTCTTGTCTTAAAGAAGTTTGTATATTTTTATATTGTTGTGCTGTTAAATTTTTAAATTCTTTAGTTATTTTTAATTTATCTCCAACATTATCATTTAACCATTTTGTTACTTGTTTAATTACTTTTCTATTGTCTAAAGATTGTTCTTGTAAATTACTTAATAAATCTTGTTTTACAACATTATTAAACTCAAAACTTAAAGGAGAATCTTTTGATAACAATGTTTCATAAGTTTCTTTAATAAATTTATCTAAAGACTCTACTGCTTTAGAACCTACAACATTTTGATTGTCAAACTCTTGACCAACAGTTTTATTAATTTTTGAAAAAGTATTTTTTATAATTCCTTTATTAAAATTAGAAATATTTTTCTGTGCTCTATCATCAATAGCTCCGCCTACTACTGGTATAAACTTAGCAAACTCTTCCGCTGATTTAGCCATTCCTCCTAAAGATTGACCAATCATGGGTCTTACACCTAAATCCCTCATAGCTTGTTCTGATTTACTAACTAAAGGTTTTAAAATTCTACTACCACCAGATACTATTTTATCTCCAATAACTCCACCAACAGCACCTACGCCAGTTTGTTTAATTTTTTCTTGTGTAAAATCTCCTTCTGTTACTGGTGTTAGAGCACCTACAGCACCTCCAGAAATAGCTGCCTGCCCTGTAGCACCCCTTCCTAACTTAACTCCTTTCTCCATCCCTTTTAATCTTATACCAGTACCAGCAGCTTGTGCTGCTCTTAAACCAACAGCAATATTAGTAGGATTAAGTATATTTCCTAGTAATCTATCAGTGTCAAAACCTTCTTCACCTCTTTCTTCTTGATATTGTTTTTCTTCTTCTTTAACTAAAGCATCTATTCTGGTTGCTTCGTTTCTAAAAAAATCACTAAGTTCATTTGGTTTTAATCCTCCAAAAGACGTAAGAAAAGATAATGCTCTAGGTAAAAGCTGTGCTCCTGCATCTATAGGGTCTTTTATTCCTTTTAAAAATCCTGACTCAATATCTCCAAAATCTACATCAACATCTTTACTTCCTTCAAATGTAGGTTCTGGTTTAACAACTGGTTTTTCAGGAACAGCTTTAGGTTCTTTAACTGGTTCTTGTTGACCTCTTAAAAGAAGAAGAGCTTCGTCACTCAACAATGAAGGGTCACCTTTATACATCTTTAATAATTCTTCATTTGTCATTTGTTCAGGATTCATTTAATTAACCCTCTTTTCTTTAATTCTTGATTTATTAAATCTTCTCTGTTTTTAGGTTTTTTATCAGTTGGTGTTTCAGGAACTTTTGGAATAACTAAAGGAGCATCTAAATCAATAGTTTTTCCTTGTTTTATTTGATTTACCCTGTATTGTAAATTATTTATGTGGGTATTTTCTTTATTTATAATTCTTTGTAGATTTGCTTTTATTGTTTCAATATCTAATTGTATATTGCCACTTGATAAATCTATTAAAAAATCTTTTTCAGAATTAGAATCATTACCGCCAAACTGTTGTAAACCTGGTAAAACTTGCTCTCTAACAGTTTGTAAAAATAATTGAGTATTTATAACTTGTTGTTTACTTTCTGCCGTTCCTAACAATCTACCTAAAAATTTATTATTCATTGTTCTTTTCTTTAACTCTAACTCAAGTTCAGGAAAAAGACCACCAGCAATAATTCCATCAGATCTATTTACAATATCTAAAGCCTGTTTAGCAGAAGAAATAACTCTTTTAATTTGAGGTATATTTTTTGCATATTGAACACCTATTTCTTTTTGCACTGATTCATCAAATTTTTCAGTTGGAACTTGTGGATTTGCTAATTTTATAGCTTCTTTTAATCTTTGTGCATAAATTAATTCATTCTGTGTTGAATTAGGATTAGACTCAATTACAGCAATAGTATTTAATAATTCTGCTTGTGTTGGTGCTTTCCTCTCAGGATTTTGCAATTCATAATTTTTTAGAGCTAAATCAATTTCTTTAGTTGCTATATCTAAATTATCTTTTATAGCTACTCTCTTAGCTACTTTTTGTTTCTCTTCTAATATATCAGCTTGTTGTCTTAGCTTAATACCAAACATTTCAAGACTAGGAACAGTCATAGCTTGTTGAGCCATTCTTCTTAACCCTTCAGGTTCGTTTAAATTAAGATCAGGGTTATTTTTTATTAGCTGTGTAATTGCAGTTTTTTGTGCTTGCTCTGGTGTCTGCTGACCAAACAAACCTCTAACACTGCCTTGTAACTGTTCACCACCTTGCATAATACGCTGTGTAATAGCAGACATAGGTGACATACCACCACCAGATATAGTGATAGGTTGTTGCTGTAAAATACCACCAAAAGGAGAACTTTGTGTTCCCATGCGTGGTATCTTAGTTTCAAATAAGTTACTAAATAAACCTTGTGTTATTTCTTGTGCCATATTTATTCCTTATCCTGTAGCAGTTTTAGGAGCTATTAAGTTTGCTAAATTTATTAATTGTTGTAACTGGTTTACATCTACATTACCTTGTTGTGTAGGCAAACCAAACAGTCCTCTAGCACCAGACTGTAAACCTCTTAGTTTTTCTATTTCTGCTAAAGCAACTAATTGGTCATATTGTGATCTAGCACCTAAACCAGCTAGTTCTGGTTTTTGTTGTAGTGTAGCTGATATATCTCTACCAGTAGTTAAACCAGCCATTGCTGCTTCATCTATCTTCTGTGCTCCTGTTAGTAAACCAGCACCTAAATTAGCTTGTCTTTGTGCTTCTGTTAATCCAAACTGCTGTGCTGCTAATGCTTCTTGTGATCTAGCAAGTTCTTGTGCAGAGTATAATGATTCAGCTAAAGGACTAACTCTGCGTTGTCCGTCTACAGTTGGCATAGTCTGACCATAACCTAGTAAACCTCTTTGTCTTAATGTTCCTAATAATCTTTCTTGTTCTCGTAATCTTTGTGGTTCAGTTATTGCTTGAGTAGCTGCTAATTGTGCTGCTGTGGCATCTGCTCTTGTTGTAGGTAAGTCTTCAAACATTCCTAAAGCAGAAGTAATCTGAGCACTTCTAATCGGGTCATAATCGTAACCAACAGTAGCTGTAGCACCTGCTGTGCCTATTTCAGCAGTACCAAAACCAGTAGTAACTGTGTATGGTGTAAATACACCTTCATACTCTTTTTGTATTTCTTCACCACGCTCTTCTAAAGAACTTTGTAAAGCTGATAAACCAGCATAATCTATACCAGCTCCTAAAAGCTTTTGTAGAGTACCGCCAATACCTTCACCAAATATACTCTTTAAATCTATACCAGTAGCTGCTAATCCTCCTCCTACTTTTGTTACTATATCTTTAACTCCTTCAGATAGATCGTCAAATACTCCTCCAGACTTAGAAAGTTCTGTTGAAGCTATATTTGCATCTGCTTCTGATATTATACCATCAGATACCGCTTGATTTAATGCTTCTTGTGATCTAACTATGTTAGCTGCTGGTGAAGCATCAAAAGGAGAAGAATACGAACTTACTTGTTCCATTCCACCAGTAGCTGGATTAATACCATACTCAGTAGTAGTTACAGTTCCTCCTATTCCTGCTCCTACAGTACCGCCACCACCTCCTAAAATATCTGGACTATATTTTGTTTCTGTTATTGTTGTATTACCTAGATTATCTACCCCAAAAGTAGTAACTTTAGCATCAGGATAATTAACTAATAAATTATTTAATTTATCTGTTAAAGCTGATTCTGGTATTTTAGATGTAATAACACCATTAGCATCTCTAACAGGTGAAAATACTTGTCTATATCCATCAGCTCCTGTTTCTACTATATAATCACCTTGTGCTAATTCATTAGAAAAAGCCTGTGGAATACTAGAATTACTTGTGGGTATTGTAATTCCTAATGGATTCTCACCAGCTAAAAACTTTTCAGAAACTCCTAAATTAACTAATTGATCTCCTACAAATCCACTTTGAACACCATAAGTAGTAGCACCTGCTAATAATGCTCCTATTGCTGCTGATTTAAGATCACCTTCACTAGTTATAAAACTACCTGTTCCTGCTACTGTTGCTGCCCCTATTGCGTTTGCTGCTGCTGATGTTGATGCAAATTTACCAGCAGATAAAGTATTACCTATTGCCCCAAAACTACCAAATACAGGAACAGCAAGAGAACCTAGCATTACAGCAGCATTAATTAAACCTTTATCAGAAGTATCTTTGTATAAAGGATAAAATACAGGAGTGCCATCTTCCATAAACTCTACGTTTAAATTTGCACCTCCTTCCACATTTGAATATAAACTACCAAACACAGTACGTTCTTCAGGAACTCCTCCATATTCTAATGTGCCTTTACCTTGAAATACGTCTATATTTTCTCCTGTTTTTTTATTGTATAACTGTTCTTCTTTATTAGGTAAAGTTGCTATGTAAACTGGTTGAACATTAACACCCTGACCAGACATACCTCTCATTACTTCTTTAACAGTACTGGGGTCTACCGTTATAGTTTTAGGGTCACCTCCTCCAAAACCTACCATTCCTCCAGTTGTGTATTGATAAATTACATTTCCATTAGGGTCTGTTGTTTTCTCTACTTCTACATCTCTACTACTTACTTTTTCAGTTCTTTTTCCTATATCTAATATACTATCTACACCAGCTTTAGCAAACTCTTTAGCTTGTTCATCTATGATGTAATCTAAATCTCCTGGATTTACATAAGTAAAATCATTAAGTTTTAGAGCATCCATTTGATTAGTTAATTCTGTCTTTAGATTGTTATATCTATCTTCATAAGACATAGTATCGTCTGTAACGCTCTCACGAGCCTGTGTCTGCGTTGTTGACTCTGTAAGCATACCAGTGCCACTAACGTCTGTAGAAGGCTGTGATGAGGCTGTGGTGGTGTCTACAGACGTAGCAGCTATTTCTTGTCTTAATATATCTTGTTCTTCTTGTGTCAGTCTAGGAGCAACAGAAGGGTCTATGCCTTTCGCACGTTGCTCTTCTTGCAATCTTCTGTAATCTTCTAAGATACTCACGAGTATGTCCCTCCTTCTATTGAACCACCAGACATTGTTCCTGATAGTACAACATTCGTAATGGTTGCTGTCCCTGTTATCGCTGGGGAGGCAGAATTAGCTTTTGTCGCAACTGCTGTAGCAATGTTATCAAATTCAGTATTAATCTCTGTTCCTTTAACGACTTTGTTTGGGTCACCACTGTTTAATGTGTCCTTTGCTGCGAAGTTAGTTGTTTTAGAATAATTACTCATTATATAGTCCTTCCTAAGACTGAATATATATCTATCTTTTGTAGTGATAGAGGGTTACTATCTACTGCTGCATTTACGCCCACCTGTAAGATGTTACCATTTCCTGACAATTGTGTACTAAGTTTATCAATAAATACAGAAGCTGAATATTCTGCTATGTTGTATTCTGCTGTACCGTATTCAGCAATATTTCCTTCTTTTGTCTCTATTTCAGCAGTATTAAAACTGTTTTCATAATCAAAAGCCCACTTCAAAGCTAGTGTAGTATTAATAGCACCGATGACTGTTACATTAATCTTTTTAGGTATTTTTGTTATATCAGGTCTACCAAAGTCCAGGTATGGTGATAGATAACTAAATACATAACTAGAACCATTATCTGTAAAATTTTTATACTCTGCTATACCGTCAGTTTGACCTATAAGTAGTCTGTTATCATTTGTAACGATAAATGATGATGGGTCTATACTATCCCATCTGGTTACTCTGTACGCACCATCAGGTAGTGTTGCTCTTACATCAAAACAAAAAGTAAATCCTGAAGCTGGTAAAGTTAATAAATAAAATGCTTCTTTCTCATAGTATACACTTCTTATCTCATCTTTGTTTTCTACTGCTACAAGTGCAAGAAAGTTATCTCTTACATTCTTTGACAAGTCTCTTAGTGGTGCTGACTTTTCTTGTATGGTTCTGCCTAGGCTTCTTAGACCACTGTCAGATAGAAATACTAAATCAGTACCTATAACTTGTACAGAATCTCTTGCAATACATCCTGTACCTACGATTACATCATTCAATGATATATTACTTATATCATCTGCACTTTGATACAATACAATGTGGTGTTCACAAAATATTACTAGAAAGTTGTTGTGTGCAGCTAGTGCTGTTATTTTATCACCACCAGGTACGACTTTCTCTAGGTTTAACTGTCCTGAACCAGAACCACTAAAGTCTGAACCATCTAGTAATACACTGTGATATATTGTTAATGGGTCATTTGCTATATCAGCCATCCACATTCTACCAAAAGCTGATAGTGCTACATTAGGTGTAAATGTATCTGCTGCATATCCAGAAGGAACATTACCTACATCTGCTAGTCTTTGTAGTCCAAAATCTCCTGTGTGTGCATGACTACCACCTCCTCCACCACCTACAGGTAACTTATGGTATACTAAAGGAGGATGACTTTTCTGTACTGCATACATGTGTGGACTAAAATTAAGACCACTTTCAAACTCTGCCTGTTTAAATTGCCAGTTGTTATCTGTAATAGTGTATGTAATCGTTGAATTAGCATTAGCATTGTATACAGGCATAGCAGACATACTAGTTTCACCTTCATACAAGTTGTTATTACCACCACTAATAATTTTATAAGAATTACCAGCCGTATAAGCATCAAACTCTACCATAGACTCTGGTAGTGTTGATGTACCACCAGCAGTTGTCTGATACTCCCATCCTCTTCTAGCAGCCATTCTACCAGACTTATCAATCACAGCATTGTCTGCTTCTAGTGTAAATGATAAGTCAAGAGTAACACCAGAGTCTTGTGTGTTAATACCAAAGAAACCTGGTGATACTATAGCTACTGGTTGTATAGGTTTGTTAGGCATTATGACGGATACCACACAGTTTCTTCATCAGGTCTTCTTGCAGCTTCTATAGCTATAGCATCTGCTAGAGCCTGTTTAGCTACTGCATACTGACTTGACACGCTGATACCTCCATCTTCACCACGCTCTTCTATTGCTTTAGCCCATGCAAGAGATGTGATTACATTCTTTTGCATAGCTGTGGTATCAGTATCAGTTGTTAGTTCTTGTTCTGGTATTACTAAGTCAAACCTTATTATATAATCACCATCAGGAATAGGATACAAGTCTATTTGTCCATCTCTATCTGGGTCTACACCATTAGGATTATAATACAATGGTGCTCCTTGTGTGGGTGTTTCTGTTAATAATAAGTTTTGTATAAAGTATGCTGTTGTTTGATAACGTAAGAATACATCTTCTGTGTCATTGTGTGCAGAGATGATTCTAAACTTGTTTCTAGCACCATCTAAGTTATAGTTAAATGTGCCTTGCTGTGTAGTAAATGATACTGTGTTTCTTAATACATCCCAGTTCCATGCGTCTTCTACTTCTCTTTTAGCATCATTAACTAAAGCACCTATCAAAGAAGAATACCCATTCTGAGATACACTAGTCACTTGAGCTTCTCTAAGCCTGACTAGTACATCATTTACTAAATCTAAATATGTTGTTGTTAGTGCCATTAGCAATCCCACTTTCTAAGTGCTTTATTAATCCTACTATTAGGGTCACTTGCTGTTTTACTACCTGTTCTCTTCTTTTTCATACCCTGCATCCTAGCACAGAAACTTTTGCGCCTAGCTGCTGCTTTAGGTGACTTCTTTGCCTTCTTAGCAGATACTGGTGGTTTTAAGTTAGCACCAGTAGTTCTTTTGAAATAAGCCCTACCAGCTTTGTTAAGACCACCTTTAGGATTTTGATACTTTTTTTGAACCATTCTTCTTCCTTGCAAATGTTCTTACATTGGTAGGTTTACCTCCTGGGTTTCCTGCTGCTCTCTTTCTTCTTACAGCAGACTTTCTTTGTGCTTCTGTCATACTCTTAGCTTTAGACCTAGGAACACATTTAGGGTAGGCTCTTTTGGTATCTTTGGTAGACTTACGACCACAAGGCTGAAACTTGCCTTTCTTCTTAGGTGCTCCTATGTCCACCCAGTCACCTTTCTTACCTTTACCAAACCACTCCTTGAGTGACATTATGCGTAACCTCCACCTCTTTTCTTGTACTCTCTTACTAACCAACCATTAGCATAAGCACTAGGATATACATCAAACTTACGTTTAGCCTCTGCTTTAACTCTGTTGTACAGAGCCTTGTTAGTAGGTGTAGGAGACTTTTTAGACTTTTTTGCTGCCACTTTTAGCCCTCTTTTGTGCTGTTTTAGAAAGATCTTTGAAATGGTAAAGTTTCTTACTAGACTTGGTATGTGTCGCACCAGAATGTAATGTACCATCACTCATCTTGTGCATCTTACCTTTGTGCTCTTTACCATCTCTAAAGTAGTGCGGTACTCCCTTAGCCACTATGCTTTCCTCTTAGCTGGTTTCTTCATTGGCTTTTTAGCCATCATCTTCTTACCACCATAACTCTTACCCATACCGTTCATGGATTTCTTCATTGGTTTCTTCTTGCCTTTCATCATGCCGTACATAGACTTCTCCTTAGCTTAGTTTTAAAATGATAGTGATAAGTATTAATACAATAGAACCAAAACAACCAATCAAGATTGTTTCAAGTCTCTTGATTTTAGAAAGTGTCTCAGCCCACCTTTCTGCACACACAGCCTCATGGGATGTTAGTCTCTTGTCTAATTCGTTTAGTAACTCTTCTGTCTTCATCGTTTAAATACCTCCAGCACTAGAACCACTTATATCAATCCATGTTTGATTATCTTCATCCCAGTTATATATACCACCATCAGTAGGCATAGCTGAAGGAGCTTGCCATGTAGCATCCGCAGTGGACATAGACCAACTATTATACGGTTTAGGAGGCATAAACAAATCCTGATCTACAAAGTATGTATAACCTTTACCTGCATAGTTACCTCTAAAATTTGCATTATAGGAAGTTTGTTTCCATGTACCACCCAACACTTTTTCAAGATGTGCTTGACCAATGTATTCTTTTTCAACTCCATTTACATCTGCGGTATCTTTGTTTTCAACTACGGTTACTCTTAATACTTCGTTTGCACTGTTTAATTCTGCAAAGTGTGCCATCTTATGCTCCTATATTAATAAACCCATGATACATAGCTATATCTTGTTCCTTTTGTTACTGGATTAACTTTATGTGGGTACATAAAATTAGAAGGAAAAATTAAGACTGCTCCTTCTGGTATATCTATTTTTTCTGTTCGCCACATAATAAATTCTCCACCTTCATAATCTTCATTAAGACATCCTACAATTGATAAAGTTGGTATACCTTTAATTGTCCCGTCAAACATTGTATGTATGTGATCACAATGTTCTTTCATTTCTGTAGTTTTATCATACTTATTAAAACGAACTTCTGTATAACCACTCCATCCGTTAAACCATCCATCAAACTTTTTAAAATCTTTAACTATATATTTTTCTATTCCATACCATAAGTTATCTTGTAATTCTTGTTTTAATTTATTTTTATCATAACTGATTAAAAATTCATTTTTATGTTGTGTTATTTTATTTTTATAGTTTGAAAAATTATGAGTTTGCCAATTATTATCTTTTATTTTTTCTACTATACTTTTGCAAAACCCTTTACTTAAAAAATTATTATATACTTTTACATAATCTCTTATATCACTAGGTGTCATAAATGTAATCCAGTTAAGTCTAAATCTTCACCAATATGACCTTTTAAAAATGTATTAAAAGACAAACTAATTCTTTCTTTACCTACAACCTTTTCTACCATGTGCGTTAAATTAGAAGGAAAAAGAACTAAATCATTTGTTCCTGTTTCAAACCACCAACTTTCACTATTAAAAGGATTGTATTCTTTAGCCGGTATTTTTATTTGTTTGTATTCTTCTTTATAAAAATAAATTTTGTCTTTTGTTTTGTCAGCTTGTACATAAAAAACACCTGAAATAAAACTATTGGGATGTGCGTGTTTATGATGAAACTGACCTTCTTTTGTATAGTTGCACCATGACTGCGTTATATAAGGCTCAACATTATTTTTAGGTACATAAATATTTTGAAAATATTCTTTTAAAGATTTTTCAATAAACTGTTTTAGTTTTTTCATTTCTTTGTTATTTAAAA